CGATGTGGATGCCTCTGATGCTTTTGTTGTAGCTGTTGTGGCGCTTGATGCGGCAGATGTGGCGCTATTTGCAGCATTGGTTTCGCTTGTTCCGGCGTTTGTAGCGCTGGTAGCGGCATTTGTCTCGGACGTTGCCGCAGCAGTTTCACTTGCAGCAGCCGCCGTTGCGCTAGAAGCCGCCGCTGTAGCCGATGTCGCCGCCGCAGATGCGGAAGTCGTTGCTGACGCAGCGTCTACTAACAACGCCCACTTGCCGCTGTCTGTGTTTGTCGTAAGAGGCTGGGAGCCGGATGATGTGTGGGATGTTGTGCAAATAAATATGTTGTTCGTGCTTGTGTCTTTTACAATGTCCCGCGCGTTGTATGATGTAGACGCCGCCCAATCACCAACAAACGTGCCAAGTTCTTGCGTAACGCTAATCTCACCGCTGCTATCAAACGCTAGAATCTTATTGGCACGGTCAGTAGCGCCAACAGTAAACTCTGTTGAAGTCATAGTGTTTGTGCGTGACAGCTTGATAGCGCGGTCTATCTCTTCTTGCTGCTGCTGCGCAATAAATGTCAGGTTGTCTAGCGCGTCTTCGTGTGAAGCGGCTGGGAACGGGTCGTTAGGAGTGTAGTCTGTTGTCTGTGTAAGCGGTGATGCACGGCGTATAACCACAGTGACGCCGGATGCAGGAGCTGTCCCGAAGGTTACGTTGCCGCCTGATGCGCTGCCTACGCCTGATACAGTGTAGTGGGTTGTCTTGGTTTGCACGGTTTCTGTGCCAGTCGCGTCAGTACGCAAGATAACTGTTAGGTCATCCTCGTCAAACACCTTGAAGCCGTAAGCAAATACGGTGGTGCTGCCGTTGCCAGAATAGCTATTCTTTGTGGTTGTGCTGCTTACAGTCATTTCTTACTCCTTAGAGTCTTTATACATTATTTTGGGGCTTGTTTCTACTGTACCTTCGTTGTCTCTGGCCGCATCTCTACCAGTTTGTTTAGCGCGTTCTTTATCCCGACAGCGTTTTGCCACGGTACCAAGGTGTTTAATGCACGTTGTTGGCCTTGCGAAAACTGCAAGTCTGGGTTTAGCAAGGAACGTGATGCCGCTTGCGCAGTACCCAAGCCCTTAGATATTAGCTGCACACTTGGTATGCCGCTTATGAGGTTTGTGTCTAGCCCCGTTGAGCGGTACGCAAACACAGGGTCGTCAGTAAAAAACGCCCCGCCTGTGTCCACAAGGGACGGGAACAAAGAAGCCCAAGAGCTACGCTGGAATGACGCTTTTCCTAGAGCCTCAATAGACAACATTTTTTCTAAATATTCCTCTTTGTCGTCTCTAAACTGAGCGTTTACCTGCGTCTGAGCCATGTAGCCAAGGCTGGCAAACGCCACAGACCCCATCATAGCTTCAAAGGCACGGAAATCAGCAGCCTTTACGTTGTGCAAAAATTGTTTTGCCCAAGATACCAGCATAAATGACCTAAACTGAGTTATGACTTGCCCCATTGTAGAGGTCATATAAAGGTTCAAGTTTCCTACATCGTTCTGCTGGATGCCCCGCCTTGTCATTCTACTTATGGCGGCAAAGAAAACATGGCGAGCTTCCGCATCATCCCATGCGTTTGCATTAATGTCCCTTATTTTGTAGTTACGGAACACCAGTGACTTCTGTGTGACTGCGTGTTTGCGTATCTGGCTCTGAACCCGCTCTGCCATTTCTTCGCTCATGCCCAAGCCTGCCAGCCGCTTGCGAGACATTTTCCTAGCCTTAAATGCAAGGTCTGTCATCGTCTGTACAGCGCAACGTGCAGCTATACGCTCAAGCATTAGAGTAACGGGTGCCATTCCAGAAACGTCTGCTGTAAAACGCTTTGCTGGCGCGGCCATAAATAACGCCTTGTCAATCCAATCGCCCCTACCTTCACTAAACACACCAATAGTATCAGCCCTGTTCATAGACTGATTTATGTTTCTGTCGGCGCTGATGCCTGTAGCGGCAATAACATCACGAATTACAGGGTCTTCTATCTTGCCATCACGCGCCCTTTTTAGCATTGACCTAACCGCTGGCACAGACTGCAATACACCCCGTACTCCACCAATGCTTAGTGCGTTGCCAAGTTCGCCTATCTGTGTAAAGCCAACCTGGTTCATTAAACGGACAAAGTTATAATCTTGAAGCAACCTTGTAGACCTCGCGTAAACCCCAGTTGGGTCAGCCGCAAGAGGCATACGCCTGTTAATTATCGCGTTGTAGATTGTTTGGGCTACAAGGTTTTCCTTCTCTGCGCGGGGCTTACCAGCGTTGCCAAGCATTGATTCAGCTTCAGCTAAGTTCTGGTTAAGCATTTTGTTGAATGTGGTTTCGTCTTTAATGCCTACACGCGCCAGTGCAATTCTACCGGACATGCCTCCAGCGTAAGATGTAAACACTTGTTCAGCGTCTCGCTCTTGCAAATCTTTTAGCCGCAACACCTCTTCTGTCTGTGTCTGTTTATTGAAAGCAGTAACGGTTTCGTTCATATTAAACCGCAGTCTGCGTTTAAGTCTTGCAGGGGTGCCGTCAGGACGCCGCTGAAACAAGTCTAATAAACGGTCAGCTTCTTCTGGCGTCATAAATTCTTCTTCAACCAAAATACTACGCATAGACTCTGTTTGGTCTGTGGTGAACAATCTCGCCGCACCAGAGTCCATGCCTGCTTCACTGCGTCTAATTTTATCAAGCATGTGTTTTGCAATCATGCTTGCAGCGTCTTCGTTTAACTCGTCCGTCGCGTTAATAAGGGAACGAGTTAGCAGGTTTTGCACAACGTCATCCCCGTAACGATGAGCAGCCTCACCAAACTTAAATGAGTCCCAAAGGTGGCTAAAATACGTCAAATCTTCGGGAATGTTCTCTGAGCCTCGGACGCCTGAGTCCTTCATCTTCCCAAGAAGGTCACGCTGTAGCTCTGATTGCTTTTGTGCGGCTCGACGCACTGCTGGGTGAAACGGCAAAGTAGGGTTTTCGATAGCGTCAGCTACCAGCTCCATAAACTGCCTGCGAGGCAAGTTCATAGTTCTTTTGAAATAACCTGTGACGCCTGTGAACCCTTCTGACTTAGACCATTCTTTGTACGCTGGGTTAACTACATCGTAGTAATCATTTAGGACGGCCTTAAATTCGTTTGTCTTTATGAGGTCTGCACTAGGGGCAACGACTTGCGTCGGGTCTTTGCGGAACCCTACAGGGTCTTCCGGCAGCAGCCTGCCCAATAAGTTTCCTGTGGGTTGCTTCGAGCCTAACAAGAAACCCGCCATGTCGAACCGCAGCTTTTCTATAGCTGGGTCTTGCCTTTCTCCGCTAATATCAAGCGCCTCGTCTAAATCCGCCCGCAGCTCTCCTACTTGTACTGGCTTGTCAAACGGGTTTTCAGCCGCACCTACTGAGCGTTCAATGGGTTGTCTAGCAAAATCCGCAACTGCTTTATTTGCCTGGTTGTCTGCTTCAGTAAAAGCCTTCTTAGCGTTGTTAAATGCAATAAATTCTGGAGACTCCGCCTCCAGCCTTTTTGCCTCTTCAGCACTGATTTCGCCATTCTCAACTCTTTGGTCTAGGCGCGTCCCGACAGCATCTTTTGCTTTTCGGGCTTCGCTTACTGCTTCCTTTGCTTCTTCGGCTTTATCAAGGGCCGCATCAACTTCGGCATTAGTAATCAATTTAGTCCTGCTAAGCGGCGGGGCAACTCCTTCCCCAACAATTTCCCTGTTTACCGCTGCAACGATTTCCTGTTGCTGCGCGATATCTGCATCTTTAGAAATCTTGGAAAGCGCTGCGTCAAACTCATCCCCCTTTGCGCCCTTGCCAAAAGAAGACAACGCACCGCCAAAAACAAGGCCAGCACTAGCTGAATACAGGATGTCGTAAGGGTCTTTGACCGCGTTCTGACTTACGATGTACCCCTCAATCATCGCATTTGTTGCAGCCGCTGCCGTGCCACCTCTAAACGCGCGTTGCAACCTTGATAATTTATTGCCCC